GTGAGTTAGTTCGTTTACGAGTTTAGGATGCATAGTGGGAGAACCACCAGTTAGCATCATTTCCTTAATTTCAGGATGTTGATCGTAAATGTTAATAATATCCTGGAAGGTATATTTACCTTTCTCAGGGTGAATACTTGTGTACCAAGAGTCGCACCAGCCACCTTCACCAAAGTAGCAGCGGTGAGTGCAACCTGTAGTGCGAACTGCAACAGTAGGGCGACCTGCACGGCTACCTTCTGATTGCACACAAGTGTATAGTTCTACAATTGGTAAAACTTTATTGTAATCTTCAATTCTTCCTAGTGACATATTATCCTTTATAAAATGCTGTATTTTTTTCATGTTCACGGAACTCAACTTGAACAACCTTTACGCGACCTTCTGTTTCAGTTTGAATAAAATCGTTTAGCTTGTTATAGAAATATTCTGCAAATCGTTCTGCTCCTGTGGCTGGGATTACTCGAAGTTGGATTACTCCAAATTTCTCCATTGCTTTAAATCCTTCTAGTTCAGGATCGTCTTCAGCTACAATAGTAGTGTGATCAAGCATGTAATCCATCCATGCTTTAGGATTCATACCATCAATAGTTCCTTTAGCACGCTTCATACCTCCAAAATCCCATACCCAGTTACGCTCATCAAGATCACCTTCAAACCATACTCTTAGGCTTACTCCATAGCCGTGAAGAAATCTGCAGTGAGTTCCTTCGGCTTTCCACTGACGGAAGACTGTTGAGTAACCGTCAAATATTTTTGTTGATCTAAAGCTTCCCATTGTAAAAATCAATTACTTGTTGCATTGAACGAGCTCCTGTAAAGCGAGCTTTTTCTTGTTCATTTTCTACTAAAATTACTGTAGGAACACTTTTAATTCCATAGCGAGTTGTAGCATCAGGAGTATAATCTACATTAAGTTTTTTAATAGGCATACCTTGTTTAGCTAATTCATCCATCACAGGACCGAATTGTTTACAGGGACCACACCAGTCCGCTGAAAAATACCATAGTTGTTTCATTTACGTATAAATTGATAATTAATAAAAAGAAACATTAGAGCAGCCGCTGTTAACCAGCGACCCTCTCCTGCTTCAAAAAGTGAGCTAAACAAAAAGCTCCAATGTCCATATTTCAAAAACCAAGTTTCAAATTTTTTCATTTTACTATTTTTTTGTTTTTGTTCTTTTTCCCAACGTTCTTTATTTTTACCGTTGAAAATATCTCTATAGAGATTACTTCGATCCATGACTTTCTAGTACTTTTGATACTTCTGCTACTACGTGTTCCCAAGTTACAGGACCGGTCTCGTCTGCATATTCTACTGGGTCAGGACGACCTAGTTTAAGGAATGCCTCAACTCGTTCTACTGAAGAAGCTGATTTGTAATCTGAGTACCATTTGTAAGCATTAGTCTCTGGACGGTTATACCATTTGATTGGTTTATAAGATGTATTTGTACGTGAATATACTTCATTAAAATCAAGTCCTAATTCATCACACAATACTTCTCCATCTTGTAAAATGGTGAATTTATCACCTTTAAGATAGGGTGTAAAATAACTTACATTTTCAGCACCCCAATTACCTATTCTAAAAGCATAATCGTCTGCGTCACGGAATTCTTGACGACAATCAGGATAGATTGCATGGTCACCTGCGTGAATACCCATTGCAATGTCACACATTTCACCTGTTTTATCAGCGATTGAAAGTGCAACTGCTTGAGTAATTGAAGCAAAGATTTTGTTACGATTAGGAACAACTGTTGCTTTCATATTTTCTTCAGCATAGTGTCCTTCAGGTACTTCATCTCCACCTGTTACAAGTGCTGAGTTAAGTAGATCAACCAAACCGTCAAGTTTGATAACTCGGTAGTTAATCATTGAATAAGCATCTTTACTTTTACCTTCTACTAATCTTTGAAAATTTAAAAGGTTTACTAAAGATTGAGCACGGTCAAGTTCAACTCGGTGTTTTTGACCATAATCAAATGAAAGTGCTGTTACTGTATCGTACTCTTTCAAGCAACGAAGCAACAATGTTGAGGAATCCATTCCTCCAGATAACGAAACTACAACGTGTTTTGCCATGTTTAATATAAATATTTAATGTGCCAGGTATTGTGAGCGTATAGGCAAACGCTTTTTACAGATCATTAATTTCACAAAACTTACAAATGTTATTTGCTAAAATGTCGTAATCAATTTGATCACTTAACATATAAAAATAATCATTCATATTTGCTTTTGGTTTAGCATCTAAACCAGCATTACTATAACGAATACCCTCTAACGCAGCCATTACTGGGTTAGATGTATCGATTGATTCAATAAATTTGAATCCTCTATACCAACCAAATTCTTGTGGTACTGAACAACCCAAAAGGTGAACACGATCGTTATCGTGAATTATTTTCGTTTTGTAGAGAGCAGAGATGACAGAAAGTCGACCAAGTGCTTTACCAAGATCCAAATTAGGATGAGGAACAACGTCATTATAATAAGATGCCCCATACGAAAAAGCAATTTTTTCATATCCTAAATCTCTATAAGTTTGATAACAAGTGGATGCTTCATGAATTGTTTGTGCTTGAACTACAGCTACTTTAGTAACACCTTTAGGTAATTCAATTTGAGCCCATTTACGAGCATTTACTACTGAAGCGTCTCGATTTTCCCAAACATCAGGAACAATAAATTCTTGAGGACGAATAACACTAATCCAGTGTAGCAAACGATCCTCATCATAAGCATGCCCTAGCTCATGAAGTGAATTATCCATAATAATATAGCGGCCTTGAGATACTGAAGTCAAGAAATAATCTTGATAACCTTGCTCTTGATCAAGCAAGTGGGGAAGACAATAATCGTAATCATTAAAATTACGGCTATCTTCTAAAAGACATAACGGTGTTTCGTGAGATACTTTAATCATAATGTGAATATAAATATTTTATTTTGTCAAAGCAAGTTTTCTTGGTCGACCTCGTTTACGAATTTCTACTGAGGTGACTTGTCCAAATTCCTCAAGTGATTCATAGAATGATAACAAATCAGAGGACCAATTACACAACCGATCAAGCAGCTCTTCTCTACTAATTTTAAACGAGGTAGTAAAGGCATCAAGTATAGCCTCGATACGAGTATTTTCCTCCTTTTCGAAATCAGCTAGTAAACGACGGTAACGAGCAACATCAACAGTAACTTTTTCGTACTGTGTTTGGTAATCATCTTTGTCTAAATCGAGCTTTTTACGCGCATTAATCGCAGCAGATTGCGCTTGCCAATAGTAGCACGAAAAATCGAAGTCGCCGTTTATAATGCGCTCTTTCAACGGAGCACGCTTACCTAGTGGTGCACCAGGTTGAGCGTGAGTACGCCACCACATAAATTTATTGTAATTAAGTGGTTTGAGTTTTGATAATTCTTTGTTAACAACCTCTTCGGGTTGAGTAATAAATGAATCTAAAAAGCAATTAAAAGGCATCTTCGATTGTCCCTGGGTTATTCTTTAATGTGTCACGTAAGGTACGAAGAGAGGAGTGGTTAATCAACTCCTCTTCTTGCATCTTATTAACCCAGTTGGGTTTCGATTTCGGCTTTGCGTTCTGCCAACGCCTTGAATTCTGATACCACATCTACTTGTTTGGGGTTTTCAGGGTGATATTGATACAACTCGTCCATAACGTGAACAACAGTCATCAATTCGTCTAGCAATTTTACTCGTTCTTTTGGTTCCATAACTTTATTTTTTATTTGGGTAAATATATGAAAGCCCTTTCGGGCTTCCAAATTTTAAAAATAGCTTTTTGTATTCCCGTCTAAATAATCTCGTAATTTTTTCTTTCGCCAAGCTGAAATACCTGGGTTATTTAGAATTTTGTCTTCACTTAAAGGTGGAATGGAGGGTTCACCACTCATTTTAACTTCAATTTCTGGCTCTTGTAAATCTTCATCTTCCCATTCTTCATCTTCTAAACCATCCATTAAAGTTGAGTCCCAATCACTAAGGTCTTCTTTAGTGTAAATATCAGTTCCCTCGTTATCTTCTTTATCCTTATACATGTCATATCCTTCTTTAGAACGTAATTGAGCAAAAGCAAAATTAGCTGCAATCACAAGAGCAATTGCTAAAGGATCAAATACAAAGATAATAATTAAAAGAAGTACATTGATAATTTTATCCATTGATACTCCTGTTAGACCTGAAAGGTACTTAAGTGGACCTAATTCTCCTGCTAGTTCACTATTAGTTTTAACTTCTACTATTTCAGTTTCGTATTCAAATAATTTAGTATTTAATTCATCTACTTTACTATTCAAATCTGATTGACGAGAAATAGCTTGGTCTAATTGTTTTTCAAGTGATTTACGATTAGCTGAAGATGAGGTAGATAATATATTTCCATCTTTGTCTTTATAGGTTTGAATGTTACCTGCTAATCCTGATCTTAGGTTTGATACAGCAGCGTTAATACTTTCTTTTTCAGCATTATAAACTGCTAACTGTTCTTTAATATTGTCTCGTTTTACCTCTATTAGAGATACTTGGGCGTCAATATTACCTGCTTTGTTTGCTGTTTCTTGATAAGCAGCAGATAAGAAACCATAAATACCCATTGAGGTAATTAAAATAAGCACACCAGCCGCTATTGTTAAATAGGTTCGGAGTGCTTTATTTATTGAATCCCAATATTGGTAAAGTAGGGAAGCTATAACTAATTTAGCGATTTCTAATGAAGAGGCCATAATAATGACCTCAAGTGAAGCCCCAGCAAAGAGTTTGCTAAGGCCGCTAACTGAATAGAAAGCGGCCGAAGCAGACACTGACAGGGCGGAGAATGCTATTAAAAGCGGAAATATTTTATTCTTTAGGTTCTTCATCTCTAATACCTTTATGTTTATCTATCTTATCCAGTATCTGGTTTAGTAGACTTACCTGGATAAAACCAGCCATAGATGCATTTTTAAGTGCACTTATTAACTGAAATATCATAAAAGGTACAACAATTACTTCACTAAGCCAAGCTGTACCAGCAAAGCCTTGTTCAACCATTAATATAACTGTTAAGATGACTAACCAAGCAACTGTATTTCTTAATACATTTAATGCTTTGCGAGTCTGGAATCCTTCTCTTTTGGTTCCAGCAATCATACCAAATATACCATCTAGAAACATTACCCCCACTATGGCTAAATACTGATCTGAATTTGCCATAGTTAGTTCCATGAAATAGGAACACATGAAGGTGATACCCGCGGATAATGAAGTTATAGCCAATAGTGGGAGGTTAAGTTTCATAGAGGTTTTATTTTACGTATTCGTAGTACTTGTATGTTTTAGTTTTTCTATCTTCTAAACCATGAGTACCACCATTAATACGTTTTGTAAGAGCTAAAATAGCTGCATCGTTGATACCTTGGTCACAGATAGACCACAACTTATTTCTTTCAAAGAAGAACATAGCTGATTCAAAAGCATACTTAGTAGCAACTAAATCTGGGTTCTCTAAAACTTCGTTATTGTTTAAATACTTAGCAAAAGCTTCGTAGTTAGATTTACCAGTTAATTGTAGAGCACCTCTACCTCTGTATTTCCAACCATCACCTGAAGCTTCGTCTCCGTTACCCATTCTAGAAGCATAAACTACGTTAGCGATTTTTTCTGGGTTACGAGCGTAAGCGTTAGCGTCACGACCAGCGTTTTTAAAGTATTTAGGGAAAATTTTGTTTAAACCATCAGCTGAGTAATTTAAATTTTCGGAAAATGCTTTAAAACCACCTGTCTCGTGTGCGGTTTGAGCAAAGAAATGTGCTGCTCTAACAGGTGAAAATTTATAGAAAGCAGTAGCTGCTTTCATTGTACCAGGACCGAAAGCACCGTCTGCGGCTACTCCGGCTTTTTCTTGTAAACTTTTTAAGCTCATAATCCGTCTTCTTCTTGTTTATTACCTTTACCAAAAATCTTACCTGCTTCAGCGATACCGAAAGCACCTAAGGTAATGATTACGAACGAATTGAATACAGTATCTGAAATAACGAGTTCTTGGCCCATGATACCTGTAACGATGTCAGCAAGAGCTGCAATGCTCATTACTGAGAATGACATAAAACCAACGATTGTTTTTTCGTTGTAGTCATT